GGTGCGGGGCAGTGGTCAGCTAGAAAAGCGCAGTTGATGGCTAAACGATATAAAGCAGCAGGTGGCGGGTACAAGTAATGGCGCTGGCTAAATCACAGCAGTCTTTAAAAGCTTGGGGTGATCAGAAGTGGACAACCAAGTCAGGCAAGAAGTCATCAGAAACAGGTGAGCGGTATTTACCAAAGAAAGCAATTGAAGCATTAAGCCCGCAGGAGTATGCAGCAACGACTAAGGCAAAACGAGCAGGTAAGGCAAAAGGAAAACAGTTTGTCCCGCAGCCTAAAGGGATTAAGTCTAAGGTTAAACCTTATAGGAAGATATAATGGCATTAACATCGGGAACAGCCACATCAAATTTAGATCTAAATAATCTAATTGAGGAAGCCTTTGAGCGTTGTGGTACTGAATTGCGTACAGGCTATGATATGCGCACAGCTCGCCGGTCACTTAATTTATTAACAATTGAGTGGGCAAACCGAGGTTTAAATCTTTGGACGGTAGAACAAGGTCAGATCCTATTAACCACAGGACAAGCTATTTACCCAATCCCAATTGATACAATAGACCTTTTAGATCATCAAATCCGTCAAAACAATAGTACCCCGTCTACCCAAATAGACATATCAATTAGTCGTATATCTGAGCCAACCTACGCTACGATCCCTAATAAACTAACCACTGGTAGACCAATTCAGGTATGGATTAACCGTCAAACAGGTTTAGATTACACCGCAACTGCAACCTTAAATGGCACAATTAACGCTACAACAACGTCAATCACGGTATCTAGTGCGTACAGTTTACCTAGTGCGGGATTTATTAAGATTGATTCCGAGACAATTAGTTATGTAAATATCGTAGGGAACGTCTTAACTAACTGTGCAAGAGGGCAGAATAATACAACCGCCGCATCTCATACAACGGCTGCGCCAATTACCGTACAGAACTTACCATGTATTAATATCTGGCCAACTCCAGATGCGGGTGGTGGACCATACACATTTATCTACTGGCGTTTGCGTAGAATCCAAGACGGTGGAACGAATGGTGAGATTATTCAAGATATACCGTTTAGATTACTACCTTGTTTGGTATCTGGACTAGCGTTCTATATGGCACAAAAACTTCCAGATGGACAGGCACGGCTTGGGTTTTTAAAATCAGAGTACGAAGAACAATGGTTATTAGCCTCAACAGAAGACCGAGAAAAAGCACCTTCTCGATTTGTTCCTAGGAATACATTCTATGCCTAATGCATTTGCATCCGGAAAAAATGCGATTGCAGAGTGTGATCGTTGTGGACAGCGTTATAAACTGAAAGAGCTAAAGAAGCTAACAATAAAACAGACGCAGAAGAATATTAAAGTATGTCCTGAATGTTGGGAACCAGATCAACCGCAGTTAAGTTTAGGAATGTACCCAGTAGATGATCCACAGGCTTTAAGGAATCCTAGACCAGATGTAAGTTATAAAAATTCTGGTACAGATAGCTTGGGGAATGTGTCAGGAGGTAGTAGAATATTTCAATGGGGATGGAATCCCGTTGGAGGGTCTAGTAATGATGGGCTAACACCAAACAATTTAGCAGCCCAAAGTGGTTTAGGAACCGTAACAGTAACCATAACTTAGGAGTAATTATGAAACACGAAGACGTAAAAAAAGATATGCCGATGATGGAGAAAGTAGCAAAGAAAGCCGTCAAAGGGCATGAGAAGCGTATGCACGGCATGAAAGCTGGTGGTGTTACTACCGTTGATATGAAGAAATACGGCAGAAACATGGCTCGTGTAATGAATCAAAAATCTGGCTCAAGGGGTCGATAATGGCAAAGTTCTCTAAAAAAGTAATGGGTAAAGAGATTGGTGATGCTACAGTCTATGCACAACCACACACAATGGATGGTAAGCCAATGCAACCAAAAAACCAAATGGCTGGTGTAAAGACTACAGGAATAGAAACCCGTGGGAATGGCGCAGCTACTAAAGGTCGTATAGCTAGAGGTCCGATGGCGTGAACTACACAGAATTAACTGCTGCAATTAAAGGCTATGCTGAGAATACCTTTCCAGATACGGTAGGGAGTTTTACATCCGCAAACCAGATTGCTACTTTTGTAAAGATGGCAGAACAGCGCATTTACAATATGGTGCAGTTGCCAGCAATCAGAAAGAACGTAACAGGTAATTTAACAAGTGGAAATAAGTATTTAACTACGCCTACAGACTGGTTATCTACGTTTAGTTTAGCTATAATTAATGCAAGTAACGAGTATTCATATCTACTGAATAAGGATGTAAACTTTATTCGAGAGTCGTATCCGGATACAGATTCACCGTTTTATGGAGTGCCAAAGTACTATGCAGTTTTTGATGATAATACTTTTATTCTAGGACCTACGCCGGATGCAAATTATTCCGCAGAGTTACATTACTTTTATTATCCAAATTCCATAGTTACGGCATCAACATCATGGTTAGGTGATAACTTTGATTCAGTATTATTGTATGGCTCATTATTAGAGGCGGCCTCTTTTATGAAGTCAGAGGCAGAAGTAATTAATTTTTACAAAGCTCGCTATGACGAAGCGATGGAAGAACTCAAACAATTAGGCGATGGCAAGAACCGTCAAGATGCTTATCGTAGTGGACAAGTAAGGTATCCCGTAAGATGAACGCACAGAACAAAAGTGAGATAGGACTAATTCAAGTAGCAACAGTAGACTATCGTGGGTTTACACCAGAGGAATTAGCAGATCGAGCATTAGATAAAATTATCCAGATTGGCGATCAGTCACATCCCGTCATTCGAGATCAGGCAGTAGCGTTTCGTGAACATATTCGTGGGATATTAGTTTTTTACATGAATGAAGCAGTTAAATTTGACCGTGTAACTATTGCACAAAAGCTTAAAGATTCAGGTCATGCAGAACTAATTAATCTTTTATAGGAGTTTATTATGGCATTTACAGGCAATTTTATGTGTACCAGCTTTAAAGTAGAGTTAATGAAAGCAGTGCATAACTTTACAACTAGTACGGGAAATACGTTTAAGTTAGCTTTGTACGACAACTCAGCGTCCTTTACAGCAGCGACCACAGCGTATACAGCCACAAACGAAGTAGCTAACTCTGGTAGTTATTCGGCAGGTGGTGGGACATTGACAAACGTAACGCCAACTTCTACTTCAACTACAGCCTTTACAGACTTTGCGGACTTATCGTTTACCACGGCTACGATTACGGCTTATGGGGCTTTGATATATAACGATACGGCAGCCGGTGATCCAACAGTATGCGTACTAGACTTTGGTGGGGCTAAGACATCTACTTCGGGAACATTTACAATTGTATTTCCTGCGGCAGATTCAACTAACGCCATCATTCGAATAGCGTAAATGTGGCTGATGTATCAATTGCCCTAGGAGGTTATGGAAGCCAAGGATGGGGTGAGGCATCTTGGGGTAATGGAAATGTATCATTTGTAGCAACAGGATCAGTAGGTTCTGTAACTGTAAATGCAAATGCAAATGTAAGTTTAACTGGTGTATCTGGAACAGCAAGTGTAGGGGCAGTAACTGTTACAGCAAATGCTGATGCTTCAGTAACGGGAGTAAGTTCTACTGGAAGTGTGGGATCTGTAAGTGTTACAGGAACCGCCGCAGTTAGCGTAACAGGAGTATCTGGTACAGGCGCAGTTGGGTTAGTTACTGTTACTTGTGATGTAAACGTAAACCTTACTGGAGTATCAGGTACTGCAAGTGTAGGTAGTGTAAGTATTCAAACGGACGTTAGCATTAGTGTAACGGGCGTAAGCGGAACTGGACAAGTTGGTACTGTAACAGTAGTTATACAGACAAATGTTAATGTAACAGGTGTAAGTGCAACAGGTAATGTAGGAACGGTAACCGTAGTTCCGTCTGTTGAAGTATATTTAGTAGGTGTATCAGCAACAGGAGAGATAGAGCCGGTATTGGTTTGGGGCATTATAGATACGAATCAAGTGCCAAATTGGGGGGCGATAAATGATGGACAAACACCTACTTGGACTGATATTATTGATACACAAACTCCGGTATGGAATGATATAGCGGCATAAAGGAAAACAAATGGCATCTACATATTCAGCACTAAAGATAGAGTTAATCGGCACGGGAGATCAGACCGGTACATGGGGCGCAACAACCAACGTAAACTTGGGCGATTCTGCTTTAGGTGAAGCAATAACAGGTTCAGCGGACGTAGCCTTTTCGAGTGCGGATGTAACCATAACCTTAACAGATACAAATGCTACACAAGCAGCCCGTAACTTACGCCTTAATCTAACAGGCACATCCGGCGGTGCAAGGAACTTAATCCTTGGTTCAGGATGCCAGATTGAGAAACTCTACCTAGTAAATAACGGTCTAGCGGATGCGGTAACGGTTAAGAACACAACAGGAACAGGGATTGCCGTAGCTGCTAATAAGACGATGTTTGTCTATAACAACGGCACAAACGTAGTAGACGCTATAACGCACCTGACTTCTCTTACTACGGGTGTTTTATCCGCCAGTGGTGCTACAACCTTTACCGCAGGGACGGCTTCTACATCTACGACTACAGGAACTGCTGTAATTACAGGAGGTTTAGGAGTAAGTGGCAGAATTAACGCAGCTAATTTTGATGGTATTGTTGGTGCTAATACGGCAGCGGCGGGTTCATTTACTTCAGTTACAGCCACATCAATTACTAACTCAGGATTAACAACAGGTCGAGTAGTCTACTCCACAACAGGTGGTCTACTAACAGACTCAGCTAACCTTTTATATTCTGGTACTGACTTAACTGTTTATGGAATAAGAGTTGGTCGTGGAGGTGGTGCTGTTTTAACTAATACTGCTGTTGGTGTTACTGCAATAAATGCAACGGCTACAGGAGATAATAATACTGGTATTGGTGCGTATGCTTTAAGAGATGTTACAAGTGGGGTTTCTAATACAGCGTTAGGGGGTAGTGCCTTAATTCAAAATACAACTGGTAGCTATAGTACCGCTTTAGGGCATGAAGCGTTAGCTGTAAATACAACAGGTGGAAGTTCTGTAGCAATTGGCTTTCAATCTTTGCGTCTAAATAGTACAGGTATTTTTAATAATGCCTTGGGAAGGTCAGCCTTATATGCAAATACCACAGGGTCTTATAATGTGGCTATTGGTTCTTCTGCACTCCAAGCAAACACCACCGCAGATAACAACACAGCAGTAGGCTATCAAGCAGCATATTCAAATGTTACAGGAACTTCTGTAGAGGCTTTTGGTTATCAAGCACTATACACAAACACAGGAAACTTTAACTCTGCGTTTGGATGGTCAGCACTTAAATTAAACACAAGTGGTCAACAGAACAATGCTTTTGGTAGAAATTCATTAGCAACAAACACAACTGGAAGTTATAACTCAGCAATAGGGGTTGGTTCTTTAACTGCTAATACAACTGGCGGAAATAACACCGCTTTAGGTTGGTCTGCACTAGCAGCAAACACCACCGCATCTAACAATACAGCAGTAGGTTATCAAGCAGGGTATACAAACATTACAGGCACAGGTAACGATTCCTTTGGTTATCAAGCACTTTACTTCAACACTAATAGTGCAAATAGTGCTTTTGGTTTTACTGCTTTAAAAAACAACAGTACTGGATATCAAAATTGTGCTTTTGGTAATATTTCTGCTTTAGCCAATACTACGGGTGCAGAAAATGTTTCTTTTGGATATGCTTCATTAAATAGTAATACTACTGGTAGTTACAACGCTGCAATTGGTAAACAAGCACTTTATAGCAACACCACCGCATCTTATAATATAGCAGTAGGTTATCAAGCGGGGTATTCAAACACCACTGGAGATTCCTTGACTGCTATGGGTGCTGCATCTTCTTATAGCAACACTACAGGCATATCAAATTCATCATTTGGTCGTGGTGCTTTGTATTTCAACACAACAGGAAGTTATAACACAGGTATTGGACAACAAGCATTATCAGCAAACACCACCGCCTCTAACAACACTGCTGTAGGTTACCAAGCGGGATTAAGTAATACTACTGGTACTCAAAATACAGCACATGGTGTTCAAGCACTTTACTCAAATAGCACAGGCAATTACAACACAGCAGTAGGTTATCAGGCTGGTTATTTAAATACTGTATCATCCAATTCATTTTTTGGTATATTTGCAGGATATAACAATACAACTGCAACGCCAGTAACTTACATTGGTTTTCAGGCTGGGTATTATCAACAAACTGGAGCATATAATACTGCTGTAGGCACTAACGCTTTATTAGGCTCTTCAACACCAGCCAACAATACAGGAACATTTAATGTTTCAATTGGCTCAAATACATTAGGTGCAAACACATCAGGTAGTGGAAACTCTGTTTTAGGTCATGGAGTTTTAAATTCAAACACTACAGGTGGTTCTAATGTAGGTATAGGACAGCAAGCACTTCAAGCAAACACCACCGCATCTAACAACACAGCCGTAGGTTATCAGGCAGGGTATAGTAATACTACTGCTGGTTCTCAAGTTGCGATTGGCACACAAGCTCTTTATTCAGCAACGGCAGTAGGAGATAGACAAGTAGCAATCGGTGCTCAAGCTCTTTATTTTTCAACAAACTATCTAAACGTAGGCATTGGATATTTAGCTGGGTATAGTGTAACTACAGGTCAAGAAAATACTATTATGGGTGGATATGCTGCCTATAAGTTAACTACTGGTAGCTACAATACATTTATTGGAACAAGCACTGGCGGTGGTCCAGGTTCTCCAACAGCTAATACAGGTTCAAACAACACTGGTATAGGTTATGGAGCATTAGCAGCAAACACCACAGGCACTAGAAATACTGCTATTGGTTATTTTGCTTTGCCTAGTAATACTACAGGTGCTGATAATATTTTTATTGGTTATTCTACGGGATATTTAAATTCTTCTGGTTCATCTAACGTAGCTATTGGTGGTAGTTCAAGTGGTGCTAGTGCGTTATCCGCTAACACAACAGGAAATTGCAACGTAGCTATTGGTATTGAATCTTTACGCTCAAACACCACCGCCTCTAGCAACACAGCAGTAGGTTTTCAAGCGGCATATTCAAATACAACAGGTAATGGATTAACTGCTATTGGTAGCAACGCATTAGATGCTAATACAACTGGAATTAACAACATAGCTGTTGGGCTAGATGCACTTGGTGCAAACACTACTGGCGGATACCATACTGCTGTTGGTATGTCTGCTCTTAAATCTAACACTACAGTTAATTTTAATGGTGCTTTTGGTTATGCGGCACTTCGTGATAACACAACAGGTGCATCAAACAATGCTTTTGCATATGCGGCTTTAATACAAAACACGACAGGGTCAAATAATAGTGCTTTTGGCGATTCAGCTTTGTATTCCAACACCACCGCAAGTAATAATACAGCCGTAGGGTATCAAGCACTTTACGCAAATACTACAGCAAGTAATAATACTGCTGTTGGTTATCAAGCCGCACTAAGTAATACTACAGGCGACCAAATTACAGCCATTGGCGATAGGGCTTTAGTAAGTAACACTACTGGCGCAGGAAATGCTGCTATAGGCAATCTTGCTTTATATGCTAATACCACAGGTACTTATAATATTGCAGTAGGTGGTACAAGTTTAAGATTTTCTACTACAGCATCTCAAAACGTGGCTGTAGGTTTTCAAAGTTTATATACAAATACTACTGGCGGAAATAACACAGCCATAGGATTTCAAGCAGGGTATGCACAAACAACTGGTAGCGGAAATGTATTTTTAGGTTATCAAGCTGGTAATAATGTAACAACAACTTCCAATAGTATGTATCTTGGATATGGCACTACAGCATCATCAGCAACAGGTCTTTCAGCAGAATTTGTAATAGGAATTAACAATGCAGGAAAAGGTTCTAATACAGGGTTCTTTTCCCCTAATGGCGGTGGCGTATATCAAGGTAATAACTCAACTCTTTGGTCTGTTACTTCTGATGCAAGGCTTAAAAAGAACATTGTAGACAACAACACAGGTCTAGATAAGATTACTGCAATCCAAGTTCGTAACTTTGAGTATCGTTTACCTGAAGAAGTTACTGAAGTACCACAAGACCAAGCAATTAATAAACAAGGTGTTCAACTTGGAGTTATTGCCCAAGAACTACAACAAGTATTGCCTGAGTGCGTTAAAACTGAATCAACAGGTGTAATGACCGTAAACGCAGATAACTTAACTTGGTACATGATTAACGCAATAAAAGAGTTAAAAGCAGAAGTAGATTCACTTAAACAACAACTAGCATCTAGATAGGAGAATTAAAATGGCAACAGTATTTACAACACGCATCACAGCAATGTACACAGTACAACAACCTGACCCAAACTATGTAATTAATGCACTATGGGAAGTAACAGGAGTAGACGGCACTTATACTGCCTCTATTGGTGGCAACACACAGTTTGACTCTACAGACCAGACTACATTTGTGCCTTATGCAAATTTAACAGAGGCGTTAGTCATTAGTTGGATTCCTGAGAACCAAATAGACAGCGCACAGTCTTGTGTACAAGGGCAGATTGATAGCCTAATTAACCCACCTACAAGCCCTGAGAACACCCCTTTACCTTGGAGCGCATAGATTTTTAAACCGTAGTACAACCTAGGAGAATAGCATGAGCGAAAACATTAAAAAGCCCGCCATAGTTATTGATGAAGTAGAGTATTTGATAGACGATATGACCAACGAGCAACAAATGATGGTTAATCACATTGATGATTTAAGTCGGAAAATGGCATCATCGCAGTTTAATCTCGACCAACTCAATGTGGGGAAACAAGCATTTGTTAATATGTTAAAGCAATCTTTAGTGGCTCCGATAGAAAAGGCACCTGAAGAGACTGTGCAGTAAGGGCGGGGGGAAACCCCCCTTAAAGGGGAGCAATGGATACAGTAGACATACTAGCAAAGATTTGGCCCCTGCTTGTGGGGTTTGTAACGCTTGTTATTGTGCTTGCCAAAATGGATAATAAAGTATCTGTCCTAGAAGAAAAAGTGAAGACGCTGTTTGAACTTTGGAATAAGAAATGAACATTCAAGACATTCTAAAAGCGGTACTGCCAATTGTTGTAGCGTGTTTAGCGTGGCTACTCGGTCAAGTGTCTGACTTCTCTACACGGCTGACTAAGATTGAAGGACAGATGCCAGCACTAATTACTAAAGAAAATGTGCCAACTGACTCACCACTTTCTATGGAAGCACGGCATAAACTTAAAGAAGAACTGTACAAAGAAATTAATCAACTGCAAGTTAAAGTGCAGTTGCTTGAAGAACGTGAAAAATATGGGAGAAAATAATGTTAGGACTTGATGCAATACTTAATATAGGCGGTAAATTAATTGATAAACTAATTCCTGACCCAGAAGCTAAAGCTAAAGCACAGTTAGACCTAGCAACCTTAGCCCAGAACGGTGAACTTGCTCAGTTACAAGCAGATGTAAGCGAGCAACAAGAACTGACTAAACGATTACAAGCCGATATGATGTCAGACTCTTGGCTATCTAAGAACATTCGACCAATGACGCTGGTATTTATTCTAATGACATACACTACCTTTGCTATGATGAGTGCATGGGATATTGAGGTAAACAATAACTATGTTGAGTTGCTTGGGCAGTGGGGTATGTTAATTATGAGTTTTTACTTTGGCGGCAGGACACTTGAAAAAATAATGGATATGAAGAAAAATGCTAAGTAACTGGGATAAGTCGTTTGATATGGTCATAGCCCATGAAGGTGGTTTTACTAATGATGAGCGTGACCCCGGCAATAAGTTACCAGACGGGCGCAAGGGTTCTACTATGTGGGGTTGTACTCAAGCTAACTGGGAAAAGTATATAGGACATGAAGTTACTCAAGATGATATGAAATTATTGAAGAAAGAAGATGTTAAACCGTTATATAAAAGAGATTATTGGGATGCAGTCAGGGGTGATGATTTACCTGCTGGCGTGGACTATGCTGTTTTCGACTTTGCTATTAATGCTGGACCAGCCG